TTAGCGGGTTATCTCTATAATTTCCATCTGAAGGATACCATTAGGTACTTTTATCTCAGCTATATCGCCTACAGACTTACCTAAAAGCCCACGCCCTATAGGAGAACTTACCGAAATCTTTCCTGTCTTTAGGTCTGCCTCACTTTCAGCAACCAAAGTATAGGTCATTACGGCATTGTTGGCTTTGTTCTTGAGTTTTACTGTCGAGAGGATCAATACTTTTGAGGTATCCAACTGTGATTCATCTATCACACGGGCACTAGCGACAAGCTCTTCTAACTTGGCTATTTTCATCTCCAGAAGCCCTTGTGCTTCCTTAGCAGCATCATACTCAGCATTTTCAGAAAGGTCTCCCTTATCTCTGGCTTCTGCTATAGCTTGTGAGGCTCTTGGGCGCTCTACATCTCGTAGCTGATCTAGCTCTGCCTTAAGTGCTTTTAATCCTTCTTCTGTATAATAAGCTACTTTCATAATTTATTTCTTTTTTAGTTTGACAAATTAATAAAAAAATGACACTCCAGCAAAGTCCAATTAAGCAAATGACTAATTCCTCTCTGTCTGGAATGACGTAAATACTAAAAAATCAGCCCTATAGCTAAAAACTATGGGACTTGATTTTTTCGGGGCAAAGATACAAACTTAAATCTATTCCACAAGGAAAAAAGTAAAAAAATTACACTTTGCCGATTCCTCTACCTCTTACTCTATATTTAGCCCTCAATTATTATACTCTTATCCTAATTCTCTTTTGGACGTTGACCACTGACCTCTGTTACTCATAGTGTATTCGGTAGCGTATTCGATAGCGTATTCGGTTCGTAAAATATAGAAAATTTCAGCAATAAAAAAAAGAGTGATTTTTAATACAAACCACTCTCTTTCAAAGATTTACATTTTGTAGCGAAGACGGGATTTGAACCCGTGACCTTTGGGTTATGAACTGAAAATGAATTAATTTCGTTTTCCTTTCACATTAAAAATCAATCACTTACAAAGTTAAAAAAGAGTGATTTGTATTCGGTTATCGTATTCTTATTTTTTATGTATATATTTGATTTACAATATATTACTAAATATTTTTTTGTTAAAAATATTCATATTTTCTAAAAGCAACCACACAAAATTTATCACTGGCTGGCAGATACTCTCTTATTCCCTGCTATGTAAATAAGGAGTGTTGCCCTTTCAATTTAGCTGGTACTCTTCATAAAAGCAAGAGTATAAGTAAAACATTCCTTACAGAGTAGCTGCTGTAGGATACTAAGGTGCTGGGGGCGTTGATAAGGAATAACTGGCAGTAGGGGCGCCCGATTGGTATATTGTATTTGCCTGCACCTGCTGTTGTAAGTCCTTAATTTTTTCCTTATACAAAGCCTCCTTTTCCTCCTTTTCCTTGATGATTGCCTCCTTATCCTTTAACTGATCCTTGAGGGTTTTGTTATGCTCTTCCAATAACAAAAGGTATTTATCATCGGGGGTATTTACTTGAGGCGCCTGCTCATCTTTGAGCATAGACCCCTCACCCGACAATAACCATTCGGGGTTTAAGTCCCTGTAGTATTTTATAATTTTCAAATATTTATCAGTTCCTATGGATCCTCTTTTGTTCAATGACCCCATTGGAAATTCTAAATCCTTACAAAACTTGTAGGGTGTAACCTTTTTATATTCAAGGTATTGTAAAATTCGTTCTTGTATAGTTGTAGTCATTTGAAAAAAAGTTTATAATTTTCTTTTTTATTTGAAAATAAGTTTATATCTTTGCAACGCCAAAATGATAACAGTTTGACAACGCCAAATATAAGAAAAAAAATGAATCCATCAAAGAAACTTATCGAAAAAATTAAAACGGACAATGATTTTTCGTTGGACATAGCTAAAGAGCTGAAAGTAAGCCAGTATGCTATTATCACCCGCGCCAAGCGTAATTCTAAATTATTGTTATTGGCTGCTTGTATGAAAGTGTATAAGGAATATGGACTTTCAGAGGAGGATATCTACGCAAAAGACGAAGAAAATGACAGCCGAGACTGTACTGATAGTGTTCAGGGAGCTTAGCGAGGAGGAAAAGGAACGATTCATTAAGCTCTTAGAGAAAGAGATGACTCCCAAGCGCCGCACCCGCAAAAAGCGAAAACCGAAAGTGTGGGACGATGTAGAGATCGTGGAGAGACTGGAGGTGCTTTTTAGCAAAGAGGTACTACTGGTTATTATAGGAATTATTGTTAAGTAAAAAATTATGAAAGCATATACTATTATCAAGCAGGAAATAGAGGCGCTTTTTGGCGTACAAGGGGTGATCCTCCGTATATACGAGGGGGATGTACAGTATATTGTTGCCTTTGCGGACTTCAAAAAAGTTGGCCAGCTGCGGGAGATTATCCCTGTGGCGGATTGGCGGATGGACTTTTTAGGCAAGCAGGGCGTGATCTGTATCTCCTACCCTGCTGACATGGAGCAAATCCGTAAGGAAATGGAAGAGAGGATGTTTCCCTAAGTAAGTGAAGCGTGAAGAGTGACTAATCAAAATCTATTTATTACCCTATTCTCTAAAATTTAAGCAATGCCCTATATTAAAAATGAAATCATAGATAAGATATACGAATGTGACTTGTGTGAAGCCATAGGCCGTATATATCACGATCCTTCCTATAAGATCCTATCCAATGGCACCGCTAAGGGGCTGTCTCCTTTTACCAATGAACGTACGCCGAGCTTTGTGGTATCTAACGTAAAGGGAATATGGAAGGACTTTGCCAGCGGCCGCGGCGGAAAGTCTGTTATAGAGTTTATCCAAGCCTATAAGGGTATGGACTTCCCAGAAGCGGTGAAGCTCTCTTGTGAGGTGCTGAATATTCCCATAGAATACGAAAAGGAAACCGAAGCACAGAAGGCCAAACGCCAAGAGAAAAAAAGCCTTGGGGAGATTATTGCCTTTGTCAAAGAAATATATAAAGAAAATTTGGCGGGGAGCCCCCGCGGGCGGGCTTCTGAAGAGGGTGCTGAGCGGTCAAAAGAAAATTTTCCAAAATTGTCACATGGGTTATTACCTGCTCAGCAATATATGCAGGAGCGGGGGTTCTCCGAGGAGATTTTGTCGGATTTTGAGATTGGGTATGCCTTGGCGGGGATGTATGAAGTCTTGAAGGAACGCGGGCAGGTGAGTGAGGGGGTAACCCTTGGGGTGCTTAAAGCGTATCAGAACGGGGGGTATTACGATTTCTTTAAGGGGCGTATTATCTTCCCTATATCGGACAAGCATGGGCATTGTGTAGGTTTTGGCGGGCGTGTGATGCCCTCGGAAGCGAAAGAGGGCATGCCTAAGTACCTAAACAGCCCAGAGAGTGAGGTATTCCACAAGTCGGAGCTACTGTATGGCTTCCACTTGGCGCGTAATAGCATGGCACAGCGCGGGGAGGTGTATTTAGTTGAGGGCTATACGGATGTGATGCGGATGCATCAGATAGGGTTGCGTAACTGTGTAGCCACGCTGGGAACAGCCCTGAGCGCGCAGCACCTGGCGGAGATCAAGAAGCTATGTAAGAAGCTCATCATATTCCGAGATAGTGACAAGGCGGGGGCAACAGCTGCTTATAGAGACATGGGGCTGGCGCTGGAAGCGGGCTTGTTTGTCGAGCGGGTAGTGTTTCCCTCCGAGCACAAGGAGGATCCCGACAGCATAGGCCAGCGGGAGGGGGCTGTGGCGCTGATAGAGTCGGCAAGGTGCGATGCGGTGCTGCACTATTTGCAAGGGGCCTATGAGGAAGCCCTTGTTCGGGCTGACACCAAGGGGAAAAAAGTGATCCTTATGCCTGAGGATAAGAAGCGGCTTAGTGACCTTGCCTTGGAGCTTATCGGAAAAATCCCCGATGTGGTGACCCGTGAGGCGTATATGGAGCAGGTGAAAGCGCGCTTTGGGATTAAGGTAGCGATAGAGAAGCCTAAGGAGGAAAAGACATACCTTGAGACACCTCGTTTTAACTTTTCGGGCTTTTCGGGAGATATAGACCCTTTGGAGGATTACCAGTTTCCGAAAGAGGTGGAGGATCCGAGCGTGTATAAAAATGAGATATTGGAGTACGGGGTGTTTCAGCATGCGAATCGTATCTATTGTAGTACGGATAAGGGGAATGCTTTCTATGATATTTCCAACTTCTCTATAGAAATCATACAGCACATGCAGGACGAGCAGTACCCGATGAAGCTGATCCGTATCTGTAATGTGCATGGGGTAGAAAAGATATTTGACGTGCTCTCGGAGAAAATCAATACCCTTAACTCGTTCAAGAATGTAGTGACCTCGTATGGTAACTTCTCCTTTTCGGGCTCGGCAGCGCAACATGAGCGCTTGTTGCGGTACCTCTTTGACCGTATGGGTACTGGGCGCAAGATAGACGTATTAGGCTGGCAGTCGGAGGGCTTTTGGGTGTGGAATAACAAAATCGTTATCCCAGGATTACGGGAAGAGGCGATCAACTCGGAGGGGCTTTTTAAGTATCAGCATGACAGCTACTACATTCCTTCGGCTAACAAGAACTTTGAGAAGAATATGTACAAGTATGGGGCGCAGAAGAAGTTTAGGAGCATTCCCACAGAGGTGAGTTTGCCGCAATACCTCAAGCAGCTGTATAAGGTACATAGGGGGCATGCCATTACGGGGATCCTCTTTGGGATTGGTTCGCTATTTCAGGACATAGTGGTGAGTTGTACGGGATTCTTTCCTATCCTCTTTTACTTTGGCCCTGCTTCAACGGGTAAGGATAATATTTGCGAGGCGATACAATCCTTTGTTGGGCAACCACAGACGGCTATACAGCTGGAGGGGTCGGCCTCAACGATAAAGGCACAGATCCGAGAGTTTGCCCAGTTCAGCAATGGGATCTCGCAGCTTTCGGAGTACAAGAGGGGCAATCCGCAAGTGGATGGGATCATCAAGGGTTTGTGGGACAGACGCGGGTACAAGCGTGGGAGTATAGAGAGCAAGGTTGCGGTAGATGAAGTGCCGATTATCTCCTCCACGCTGCTTACTGGGAATGACAGCCCCGATGCAGAGGCGCTTATTACCCGCCTTATCTGGGAGGAAATGAAGGTGCAGGAGTTTAGCGACGAAGCGAAGGCTTCCTACAACAAGCTCAAAGATATGTGCAGGCGTGGGGTGTCGGGGATCTCGGACTGGCTGCTACACAAGCGGGCTGTATTCCAAGAGCATTTTTTAGAAGTGTATCGAGAAAAAAAGCGGCTGCTAAGTGAGCGGGAGGCGATCAAGGGGGTGCCTGTGCGAATGATAGATAACCTTGCGGTATTGTATGCCGTGTATGGGATCTTTGAGCGGGAGGGGATATTTCCCTTTTGGCAGGAGGATATGGAGCGGCATTTTGATGCGCTGATAGAGAACCAAAGGCGTAAGATAGAGAGCGATTCGGTATATCAGCGGTTTTGGGACTGCTTTATGGTGTGCATGCGCCTGACACAAGGGGAGCGCCTGCAAGTGGATACAAACCTACGGGCTGAGGGCGGGAGTATATACTTTAACTTCAGTACTGTATATAGTATCGTACAGCGCCAATGGTTTGTCCAGTACCGAGAGCAGGCGCCTGGCAAAAGTGAGATGCGCCGACAGCTCAGGGAGGACAGCAGCTATATGGGTGAGGAGAAGAGTATCCGTATTAATACCAACATCAACAGCCCTACCAGTGCCATGAAGATAGACATTGGCAAATTACGTATTCGTGAGGAGCTATTGGCAGAGATAGAGGTGCAGTCCCTTCGTACAGCTTCCCCTTTTGCCCCTGCGGCTCCCACAGAGAATGAAAATACCATTTTTTAAAAACTAAAGCGATGATAAAGTATCATGTATTCGACAGTATGCGAGATCTATTGCCTATATGGGCATATCTGAAGAAAAGCTACACCTATGTGGTGGGCTTGTACCGCGAAGGTTCCCTTATAGGCTGTCATGTGGATTCTCCAAGGAATCCTGTAGGATTAGAGCAATTGGTAAAAAGTGTCTTTGATATATTTCCACCACGATTGGAGGATATACAGGACTATGTAGAGAAACATGCTACCCGTATAGAATACAGCTACGAGGATTCGGTAACAGGGTATGATGAGGAAGAACGCCCCATTAAGAATGTAAGGATAAAGGGTAAGAGCGAAGAGCTACCACTAACAGATGAAGAGTAACCAGGGATAAATAAAAAAGATATGGAAATAAAACTATTACTACCAAAGTATCTACTGAAATACATGCGCAAGATGTATGGAGAACCGTATCAGCTCAAGGGTGATAATGATGTAGGCTTGTATCTCTTGCATATCTTGGAGCGCAAGAGTATGGCCTCAGAGTATAAGTATCACCCCCGTAGTGGAGAGCTACATGCTTATAGGATCACGGTGAATGCTTCTCAGTATGAGAAGAAGGGGTGTATTCTCTCTCAGGAGAAAATAGGATTAGTACTCAAGTATATAGACCAACACTTCCGGAGAGAACTGTATACACAAGCAGTGGTGAACTATCATCAGTTTCAGATCCCGTACAAAGACACCATCCTAAAGCGCTTGGAGATGTTCGATATAGAGGAAAGCGACCTGATGTATGAGACCCTCCGCAAAGACTTTAACAGAAAAAAGGGGAGTATAGAGGAGAGACTGATTAAGAGTGAAGAGTGAAAAGTGAAAAAAATTGAAAATATGAGAAATAAAATACTTGCAATTATTCAACTAATAGCTATTAACATATTGTGGATTATGTTTGTTTTTGGAGTCTGTTTTTTTATAGGCTGGACTACTGATATAGCCACATTAGGTTGGGGCGGAAGAATGCTTATCGTATGCCTGCTCTTATCAGGAATTACATATACAGTGTCAGAATTTAAAGAAAGAAAAAAGAAATGAAAACAGTATTTAAAGTAGGAATGGACGTTTGGGATAAAACAATATCACCAGACAAAGGGAAAGTCATAGAGATTTTAAAGGATACAAAGTATGACTTTCCTATTAAGGTTGAATTTAATGATGGTTTAAAAATTCAATACACTAACGAAGGTTGCTTTGTAAAAAGCAAAGGAGCAATCAATACATTGTCCACTGTGGATTATTCTATAGAACTTGAAGGATTTGAACAAAAAGGCCCTGCGCCGACTTTTGAGGAAGCGGAAGACTGGGTAAAAAGAGAGTTTGCAAAAGGAAATATCTTTTTAATAAGTAAAGATGCTTTAGAAGCCCTTAGACAATTAGTTATTCTTAGGGACTACTACAATGAGGGGTGGCTGCCTGATTGGGAAGATGATAAGAATAAATTTTGTATCTCGGTAGAGAAAGGGAAACTTTGTTTGGAGTTATGGCTCAATACTAGTAGAGTGCTTGCTTTTAAATCACATGAAATAGCCTACAATTTTCTCGAAGAGCAGAAGGAATTATTGGAGAAAGCCAAACCTTTGTTGTAATAGAATTAAACTTGTGAAGCTATGAAAATATACATATCAGGAAAGATAACAGACACGGATATTGAGCAGACATGGGAGAAGTTCCACGAGGCATGTCAGTACTTGATCGCAATGGGACAAACTCCTGTTTCTCCTCTTGAGAATGGGCTGCCCATTGATAGCCCTTGGGAACAGCACATGCTCAGAGATATAGAACTCCTTATGGGGTGTGGGGGTATATTCCTCCTCCCTGACTGGAAGGAAAGCCGCGGGGCTCGTATCGAGCATGCTATCGCTAAGGAATTAGGATTACTGATTCTATCCATGTCATAACTAAACAATAATAGGAAGGAGGTAAAAATCATGAATAACAATCCACATCCACTAAGTAGGCAATTGGGGGAAGAGCTTTCTCAATGGCTCGTTGAGGTAGCTGGAAAGATCTCCGCAGAGAAGAATTTTCAAAAAAGGCTATCAAGATTCCCAAAAGAGATAAAAAAAGCTAAGCTCTTAGATTCAGATGATCAGGAGTTTTTAGAAGAGATTTTTGATTACATGCTGGATCTATCCTTTATTGCGAAAGAGAATAAAGAGGAGTTAGCGGATATCTATGAGGCTTACAATGGATTGTAAGCGGTTACCTGCTTAAAGCGTCCTTTCCTGAATCGGAAAGGGCGCTTATCTTTGCCTATAATCTAAAAAAAATGAGTTACGAATTATGTAATATAGGAGAGGATTTCACGCGGGAGATCCGCCATGTGCTGCTCTTTGACGCGGCGAGTTTTACCTTTAACCAGAATCTAAGGGCGCTCACCCCCGATCCGAACGCTGCCCTTGTAAAACTACGAGTGGCTCACCCCAGCGGCTACAGCCGTAAGATAAGCCTCAAGGAACAAAATCATAATGACTACTTCGATATGAAGGTTACCTTTCCCATATACGAGCTGAGCAAGGAGGTGCGGCTGAAGCTAATCTCCATGCACAAAAAGCGCAAGTATGTGGTGGCATTGGTATCGGCTCAGGAGATGCTCGTGGTGGGTAACCATAGGGAACCCTTTAGCCTTACCATAGATGACAATATCGTAGACAATGGCTCGGGGAAGGATCTCTTTACCATTAGCCTGACGGGGCAAACGATCATCTTCCCTACTCTGGGTAAAATAACCGAGAAATTCCGAGTATTATTGTTCTTGCCACCAACCAATTAAGGAAAGAGGGAATTAATCATTGTTGGCATTAATCATTATAAAAGCTGTCCTTTGGGGTGTGTAAGGGGTATATTACCTTTGCCGTAAATAAATACTAACCACAAATCTCTAACAACTTAAAAAATGATCCTATCAATAGAAAAAGAATACCTATTCTCCATCATTCCTGCGCTTGTAAAGGGTTTTAAGGACAATACTTTTGCGGCTTCTGAGAAGTTAGAGGAGGATTACGAGGCTAAGCTGGAGATACAGGCGCGTAGTGGGAGTGCCAGCGGGCGGGATACTTTCCCCGTGGTGGTGGATATATATGGGGCGATCGTCAAGCATACGTCCTATGACTATATAGGTACTCAGAGCTATGGGCGCTACCTTCGGCAGCTGGACGCACACCCAAGCGTCTCTGCTATCATCTTGGATATAAACAGTGGCGGGGGTATGGTCTCAGGAACGGCGGAGCTGGCACACATCATCAGGGGGATAGAAAAGCCTATCGTGGCCTATACCAATGGGTATATGTGTAGTGCAGCCTATTGGATTGCGGCGGCCTGCGATAAGGTAGTCAGTAGCCCCTTTGCCGATGCGATAGGAAGCATTGGCACTATGCTACATACGCAAGACTACTCGCAGATGTTCGAGAAGTGGGGCGCCAAGATCTATGAAGTGTATGCCCCTGAGAGCAGCGAAAAGAACAAGCTATGGCGGGACTTGGTCTCGGGTGATGATACCCTCGCCAAGGAGCGCCTCAGCGAGCTGGCTAAGGGCTTTATTAGCGCGGTGCAGGCCTGCCGAGCAGACATCAAGGACGACGGACGCGTATTCAAGGGGGCTGTGTATACCCCTAAGGGCGCGCTGGAGGTAGGCCTTGTAGATGAGATAATGAATTTGGAAACTTTAATAAACGAAATATGAAATACGTATTGTTATCGGCGCTCTTGGGGAGTGCCTTAGAGGAAAAAAAGCCGCTCTTTGGAGGTGAGGCGTATGTAAGCCTTACCGCTTCGCAGCTGGCAAAGGTGGAGGAAGCCCTTGCAGAGAAGAAAGAGACAGCGACTGCGGAGCAAGTGGCTGCCCTTGAGCAGGAGATTGCCACGCTGAAGTCTGAAAAAGAAAAAGTCGCCACAGAAGGCAAGGCGCTGAGTGAAGCCCTTGGCGAGGCAATGGCACTGAATGACCTTAAGAGTAACGGGGACGCGATCGCTGACATTGCTACCCTTGGGAAGACTTGCAAGGAGTACGGAGAGAAACGCCCAGTACATACCCAGCCAAGTAATGATGGTCGCGAACAACAGAGCGGGGACGAAGTAGTGCGAATGGAAGATGCACACAATCAGCTGTAAGAACAATTTAGAATAACAACTTAAAAGTAAGAATATGGCAAGAAATATTGACATTGAACAAATCAAAAATGAGTTGGTTCGTTATGGAAAGAAAAATCCTTTTGAGCTACAAGCGGCGATTCTTTCGGATAAAATCCTACTGAACCAATTTGCTAAGACTTTGCCAAAGGTCAAAGGGGAGTATCATATCCCTTATGTACTAATGACGAACGTGGTGCAAGCCTTTTCGGACACTTGGACTCCGTATGGTAAGGTTTCTTTTGGCAAGAAATTGCTTAAGAACTTCCAACAGAAGATGAACTTTCAGATCAACCCATACGAGGTATATGATAGCTGGGTGGAGGAGCTGTACGAAGAGGAGAAGAAACCCAATGAAATGCCTATCAGCAAGTACATCATGCGTATGGCGCAGGATAAGATCATCTCCGACTTGAATGTGGTTTCAGTTGTAGGGAAGTACGATTCTACTCAGGTAGGAAGCACTACTCCTGACTACACCAAGACCATGGATGGAATCAATGAGGTAGTTACCAGAGCCGTGGCGGATACAGAAAACCCCGTTTTCTTAATCCCCGTGGATTCTTCCGCTACCATAGTGGATAGGGTAACGAAGTTTGAAAAAGGGTTGCCTGACCAAGGGAAAGTAAGCACTATCTTACTCTCCCTGGAAGAGTTCAACGACTATGTAGAGGCACGTGAGACCCCAGCCAACCAGTACATAGACTTCAAGGATCCACAGCGCGGCAAGACGAAGTACGGCCGTACCATAGTGGGCGTACCAGGACTGAAGAAAGGGCGTATCATAGCGTGGTACGACGGGAACTTCTTCCGCTTGTACGATCGCAAAGACAATCCCGCACTATTGGACGATGTGCAGGTGCAGGACTATGTAGTGAAGCTCTTCTCTCAGTGGCACTTGGGCTACGATTTTGCGGTGAACCAGTACCTATTTGTAGAGACTGCGGATGCCAGCAAGCACAGAGGATTGAACAATGATTCACAGAACAAGCTGTTCTATCCAAACCTATTTTTATAATTAAATAGATAATATATGGCAAAAGATAATAATGATAACAGAGAACTGACCCTTGAGGAGCGCGAGGCGCTCCTTGAGGATCGCTCTTCGGAGCTGAGCACCCGTGAAGCGGCTGTGGATCGCAAGGAATCAGAACTGAATGACATCGGTACGGAGCTGGAGGCACGAGAAAAAGCCCTTAACCAAAGAGAGCAGGCCCTTGACGAAAGGGAAAAAGCCCTTGCAGCATTAGAAGCTACTTTGGAGGCTGCGGGAGGCAAAAGGGTATTGCAGGTAGAGGAAAAGAGAGAAGGACATGCCTTTTCTTTTCGTGGAAAGAAGTACCAGTTTGCGGACGATGCGCCCTTGCAGATCCTATTCGGTGGGGAGCGCTACACTCAGGAAGAGTTGGCCGCAGATGAGGAAGCACTCGTACAGCTCATAGGCGGGGGAAGCGCTCTTATTGTAAAGAGTGAAGAGTAAAAACGAATAACGAATAAACTTAAAAGATAAAAGAAATGGCTACAAATTGTTTTGATAATGCTCCTTTTGAGAGCTTGGACAGCTGTCCAAACGACGAGGTGAGCGGGGGTATCAGTACGCGTGTGCTGTATGCGCCTACGGCCTTCCTCGACAAATGTGTGCTCCCTCCTAATACGGGGGAGCTGGGCAAGGCTAACACCATAGAGGAAGGAAACCTAACCCTTGTCACTGGGAAGACATGGAAGGGGATAGACCTACAGATCAACGAGAACGAACTAAAGATGAGCCTTGTGGGCAACGCGGGGAACAAGAAGGCAAAGACAGACCTTGAGGCTAAGATTCCGCGCTTTTCGGACAAGGTGCTCGACTTTATCGGGCGTTACAAGAATGTGCCTATGACCTTTATTGTCCCTGATGCTGTAGGGACTTTGTGGGTAGTGGGAACAAAGATTAACCCTGCCTTTATGGATTCTGCGGATGCTACTACAGGCAAGAAAGCCGAAGACGATTCAGGGGTAACACTGAAGATCACCACCAACTCCAAGTTGTACAAGTATGCGGGTAGCATTGCTGAGGCATAATTATTAATAATTAACGATTAATGCTCAATGATTAATGGCAAAGGATCAAGTAAATAAGAACATGGCGACTACTTCCCCCTTAGAACAGGGGGAGGTTAAGCGCCTAAAGCCTAATCTGGAAGAGTGCTTCGAGGTGCTGCTCCCTGGAGGGCGTGTATACTACACTGGGGAGAAGGAAGTACAAGCAGGGTTACAGATCATAGACCTCTCACGGGTGCCGTACAATGCCTTGGTACTATACATCACGGGATTTAAGTACTTGGCGCTGAAAGAGGGCGCTGTAGCGCTCTTCTCGGAGCTGGGCGCAGCGACCCTTGAGAAGCTCATCGCCCAGAAGCGGGAGCACTACCCTAAGGATGTGCCTTACTTGGAGCGGGCGCTGCAAAGAAAACGACAAGTGAAAAGTGAAGAGTGAAAAGTGAAGAGTGAAAAGTGAAGAGTGAAAAGTGACTAATGACTAACCACTGATAACTGACCACTGATAACTGACATTATGGATTATAAAGCTCAATATAGGGAATTGGTTAATGATTTGGAACGCCTTGGAGGAGATCTTCGAGGCGTTCCTCGCTACTATTCCTTAGAAGCAGAGGCAAAGGTAAGGCGACTTATCAAAGAGCGATCCGCCCAGCCCACTTGTGTGCCTGAGTCACAATCCACCTCCACAAGTGGGGTGACTCCACAGAGCGGAGAGCCCCCGCAGACAAGCGGGGAGCCAGCAAAAAAGGCGGATTTTATTGCCGATTATCCTGTGGCACTGCATGGGGTGTATAGGGCTAAGCAAGAGGCGTGGCTCCGTGCCTGTTCGCTGAAGCTCTCCCTAAACCAAGTGCCTATGGAGGAGGAGGACAAAGCGCGGGAGATACAGCGGCAGCTATGGCAGCTCTTCGAGACGATGGACAATTGTGATGTGATGCTACAATATTGGCGTGATCATAAGAAGATCCTTGAGCCAGTCCAAGAGGATTACAGCCGCCTTACCCCTATGGAGCTCGTACAGCGCCGCAACACATTGCGCAGTAATATAGTATCACGAGAAAAGAGCTTGGCCAAGTGGGAAGCACAAGCGAGGAGTGAAGAACTAAGAGTGAAGAGTGAAGAACTAAGCGTAAAGAGTGAAGGAGGAATGACCGTGAGGAACTTATGGGTGCTTCAGGAGAAGATTGCCAGGAAGCGGGAGGAAGTGGAGCAGATGAAACTACAAGTGAAGGAGATAGAGAGGTTCGTGGTTAGTGGTTAGGAGGAAGTGGTTAATTTTTTCCAAAGTTGTCCTTTTAATTTTTTGTATCTTTGCTCTCAAAATAACTTTAACGGGAACTTATTGTGAAAGTTGTTCTGCTAAATTAGGAAAGAAAGAGTGAGGATTGGTAAGGAATAACAAAAAGATTTTTAAGTAGCCTTGCAAGAAATTGCAGGGCTTTTTAGTGGGCATCCCTTCCCGTAGGCTCTGAAGGGAAATAGTGGTTAGTGATGAAAAAGATCTGTCCTTTGTATTTGCTAATGATAGTAATACCTTTGCCCTATCGGAAACAAAGGATCTTTGTTTTTGGAATTGTTATAAGTTTTACTTTGCCAGAGTTTTACTTTGGCAAAGTTTTCTCTTATTCAATTTTGGCAAAGATTCTTGTAAAAACTTATAACAATGGACAAAGAATGTTTTTTATCTTTCAATGGAAAGAGTATCTACTTTAAAGAGGTATCCAATGAATATTGGATCGCTATTAAACCTATCTGTGAAGCGTTAGAAGTAGATTATATTCGTGCTTATAAAAATCTTTCAGAAGATGATTTGTTGAACCGTATATTGTCTAAACAGACAATACACGACAAATCAAATAGGCTTCAAGAGATGGTTTGCTTGCCTGAAAAATACATTTATGGCTGGATCTTTTCATTAAGGTCTCGTTCGGGAGTATTAAGGGAATACCAGCTACAATGCTATGACATTCTTTTTAACTATTTCAATGGTGCCCTTATAGGGAGGAAAAGACTACTGCAAAAACAAGAAACTACCCAAAAGGAAATAGATAAGATAGAGCAGCAACTGAGAGAAAACGAACAATATACAGCACTTATGAAGCTCAAACAAGAGCATCAGCGCCTTAGGAAGCAACTTAAAAACATAGATAAACAAACTATTGAGAGGAACCCTTCTCTTTTCTAA